GCGATCACCAACGATACACATCACGTCGCGGCGCAATCCACCGGTCGTGGCTGGACATCGTGCATGAACCTTGACAATGGGTTGGATCAGCACAACAGACATCTGGAACACGATCTTCGCCACGGCACCCATATCGCGTACCTGATCCACGAGAACGACAAGAAGATCGAGAAACCGATTGCTCGGGTGTCGCTCAAGAAATTCCACAAAATGGTTCCCGGGGCGGAAAGCAATGTGTGGTCCAAAGAGAATGATCTCATCGACAGGAAAGACCCGCACGTCATTCTGAGACCAGAGAATTCCGCATACGGAACGGATTCTGGTGCGTTGCTCCATACAACGAGAAAATGGGCAAATACCCATTTCCCGGCACAAGGTGGTGCGAGTTATAGGAAAAATCCTAATCTGTATGATGATTCGTATAACGAAATCATGATGCCGTCGCATGACGCGATGAAAAAAGCTGTGATGCACCCCGATCACGGAAATCTTTATCAGATTTTCAATAGATCTCATATCGATGATGGGCAACTCCACGAGCAGGCATATCATTTGGCCCGGGAATTGAAGGTACCGAATACCAGAATTCGGGATATCATCAATCATTCTGGTGCGCCTGCTCATATCGTGAATCATTATGTCCAGCACGGCTTGGAGCATGCCGCAGACAAATCGGAATTCGCGACAATGGAGACTGGACGACTGTCGAATGATGCCATTGGGAAACTTTCCGTCAAGAATGCCAGCGATCTACTGGATCACACTCCACTCGAAACAGCCAAGATCAATTACGGCTTCTACAAGCATCCCGGATTTCAGGATCGGCATATTTCCCGTGCGTTTGAATATGCACACCACAGAGAAACGGGTCTGTCGAATGAACATAAGATTCCAGACTACAAGATCGAACCACACCACATCACCAAGCTGATCGATGAGGAATCGAAGCGCGACAAGGAACATGGAAACACGACCATGTCGTATGACACCATTCGTGGGTTGGGTCGTCGGGGTCTGATGCAGCCAGAACATTCAAAGCAGATTGTCGAAAAGTTCTCTCACGCCACGGATGCTGGTCGGAAGTGGCTCGCGTATGGGATTCAGCCCCACCATCTGGACATTGACACTGTCCGGAAAGTCGTCCATGGTGCAAATGCCGACAAAATGCATGATGCTGACCATTCCCACCTCGTAGGTCATCTGGTTTCACATCCCGACGTCACAAAAGAAGATCTGGATCATTTCAATACCACGATGAGAGATTCAAGAAGCGAATCGTCGATGAGACCTTTCATCGTAGATCCAATTACTCGTAACAATTTCTTCGCTCATGTGAATGATCCTGAAGTGATTCGTCATGGGATTGAGAATGTCACGAATTTTGCAACGCAAGCCAGCGTCTTTCTCAAACCACATTTGCTTCTTGGGGAAGCGATGAGAAAACACCACGATGCTGGTAGCACAGTTCCACGAGATGTTTTCGGTCACCATCAAATTGATTACTCGCATAGCGGAAAGGATGATATGGGACCGGAACACATGCCATTGGCAATGCATGTTCTGAATCACGAATACAAGAAACCAGAACACACGCCCGGGGATGATGAGAATTATCAGCTTGGTATTAATCATAAGAAAGAAATCTTGGTCAAGTCTCTCTTGAAATCCAATCGGCTGTCGCAGGAAGACCATCATAAGATTTTGGACAAGGCTGTTGAAATTCACGAAGACTTCTCGAAGCGATATCCAACTTATGAAAATGATTGGTTGTCTAATATGATTACCGAATCAGGCAAAACCAAGGGAAAAATCCACCCTAAATTCTCGCATCATCTGACGTACAGTGATCGCGACGAACTGCAACACGTCAAATTCGAGGAATAAATGGACCAAGAAACCGTTCCAATGGGCGATCACTTCGATATCGTCATTCACCGTCCGGACACCGGCCCATTCACTGCCTGCCTGCACCACAAGGGTGAAAGCACCCGTTCTCTGGCAAATATCGATCTGTGGCCCCATCACGATTTCTCAACTGGCGTCGAGCATGTCATCTACCGGCCAGAACGCAATTCGGACGGTCTGACAAGCCAGTTTGAACAAGCAGTACATAGATGGGCAGAGGATCGTTTTCCAATGCACGAAGACCGCATCTACAAACGATTGATCGATGACAACGCAAATTAACTTTCTCCAGAACTCATCATTCCAGATGAGTATTCCGAGATTCCCGAACGTCCAATTCTTTGGTCAGGGATTCCAGATCCCGGAAGTTTCTCTGGATGCAACCGGCATCGAAACACCGTTCGCCAAGCTGAATGTGGCTGGCGACAAGATGGTCTATGGGCCGATGGTCGTGAATTTCATTGTCGATGAGATGATGAATAACTACGAGGAAATTCTGAAATGGATCCAATCCATTAGCTTCCACACCTCGTACGATGACTTCACCAACTACCCAGAAAAGGGTCAGCGGGTCCAGCTATTGGGTGAGCAGGATATCACCATCACCATTCTGAACGCCAAGAACAACCCGATCCGAGACTTCATCTTCTACAACGCCATTCCAGTATCTCTGAGTGGGGTCAAGATGGAAACGACCAAGACGGATCAGACATACCAATATGCTGCGGCAGTTTTTGAATACGATACCTTCGATTTGATCAAAACTCAGCCGTAAATAAGCCAACTCCACATAAAGACACGCGATGACTTCAACCGCAGTTCAGCCATATTTCGACGACTATTCGGAAGACAAGCAATTTTACGAAATTCTCTTCCGTCCGTCGTACGCGATCCAAGCCAGAGAACTCAATCAGATGCAATCGATCCTGCAAAAGCAGATCGAGGGCATGGGGCGACATCTGTTCACCGAAGGATCCATGGTCATTCCCGGCCAGATCGCCATCGACACGAGCACTGCCTATGTGAAACTGCTGCCCACGTACCAAGGCGCGACGGTTTCGGATTACCTTGATGAACTGCTGTCCGGTGACGTGGAGCTGATTGGACAGACGAACTTCGTGAAGGCCCGTGTCGTTCATTGGGAAGCAGCCACCGACACCGACCCAGTCACTCTTTACGTCCGCTACGTCTCAGCCGATCCAGCAACCGGCACGATCAAGACGTTCGAAGCGGGCGAAACCCTTCTGACCGATCAACTGAGCCCTCTTGGGATGACCGTAGCCGATGCGCCGACGAATCCGATTGGATTGGGTTCTTCGGCTAACATTCAGAAGGGTGTTTACTTCGTCAATGGACGATTCGTGATGGTCACCCCACAGACCATCGTTCTGGACAAGTATTCGACCAAGCCGTCATACTCAGTCGGTCTGTTGATCAATGAGCAGTTCGTCACCCCAGAAGATGATCAGTCTCTGTTGGACAACTCACAAGGTTCGACCAACTACGCTGCCCCGGGTGCTCATCGCTACATGGTCGATCTGGAGCTGATCAAGAAGACCAGCGACGACATCGACAACAAGAATTTCATCCTGTTGGCTTCCGTCATCAACGGCAGCGTCGATCAGGTTATCTCCAGCACCGATTATTCGGAACTGGAAAAAACTCTGGCTCGCAGAACGTTCGATGAAGCCGGAAACTATGCCGTGCGGCCATTCAACATCCAGCTGCGCGAGCATCGCAACAACAACCGTGGCGAATGGGCTGCGAACACCAACTATCTGAAGGGTGACGTGGTCATCTCTGCGGGTAATACGTACGTGGCTGAGAACTCTGGATTGTCTGGTGTTTCTGCTCCGACTCACACCATGGGCGCTGCGTCCAATGGTGGAGTGAACTTCCTGTACGAGCAAAATCCTGCCTACAACAACGGTGTCTTCACCGCTGAGCAAGGTGGTGATGCCAACCTGATCGCTGTCGGTCTGGAACCGGGCAAAGCGTATGTTGAAGGCTTCGAGATCGAGAAGGTCGCAACCAAATTCATCAAGGTGCCCAAGGCACTGGATTTTGCCACGCAAGTGTCTGGTGTGATCCAACCCCAGATGGGTTCCATAGTTGAGATCACCAACATGTACGGTGCTCTGGACACGACCAAATTCATGACGGTGTCGATCTATGACACCTACACCGCAACACCCGGCACGGCAGCTGGTAATCTGATCGGCACGGCCAAGGCTCGATATCTGGAATACTCGTCTGGCACTGCTGGAAGCGCTACTGCGGTCTACGTACTGTCGCTGTTAGACGTGTCGCTCAATGCTGGCAAGAAATTCGAATTCGATGCTCGCCAGATCTATTTCCATAACACATCAGGAGTGGACTTCACTGCCGATGTGGTCAAGACCATCACTCAACTGACTGGTGCGATCACGACAACGTCAGGCGCTGCCACTGTCACTGGTCTGGGCACCAAATTCACCACTGAGTTGGTCCCGGGTCAAACGATCCGTTATTTCAACGGTGGTACCGAGTTGGTCTCCAAGGTTCTGTCGATCAGCTCAGACACTTCCATGACGCTGGTTGCGAACGCAACTGCCTCGCTGTCCAACGTGGTCTTCTACAGCCTCACGTCCCTCATCACCGATTCTGGCAACGACTCGATGCTCGTTCCGATGTCTGTGAACTTCGTGAAGTCGCTGCGCTCTGCTGCCAATCCCGGCGTTTCGAACACAGCGTACTACACCAAGCAGAAATTCTCGGATGTCTGTGTCGGTGGTGCGATCAGTGTGTCGGTCGGTACGTCTGGCGATACCTTTGTCAACCCAGCCGACAAGGCTGCATACCTCGTGGTCGATGCCACCACGGGTGCTGTTGTCAATGCCACAGTGACCCTGAACGGTGGATCCACGACCGCTACTGTGACTGTCGGTGGTACCCACAACGGCAACACCATCATGGTTCTTGCCAAGGAGCGTCG